ATACTTCAGATGGGTGACCCACCCCAAGTATCCACTCTTCACTATTTTCATAGTTAAGTACATTATAGTCTACCTTCACCAACCCGTCAAGGGGTTTTTTCCAATAAACATTAATGTTTTCATACTCCTTTAACAGAGCAAGAAACTGTTGTTGTTGAGTATGGAAGACTCTCGACTCCTCTGTATACTCATCTTGGTAATTTAAGTAATCACCACTGTATATACTTGTAGGGTCTGCATGTTCTAATGCATCAAACCCAATCAAACATATATCCGTATATTTATGTTCGGCTGCATATCCTAATGCAGACATTCCACCAAATAAATTCTTAAGTTTTGGATTATTATATATAACTATGTTATCTTTATGAACACTACTATATCCAATACAAGATACCACATCATCAAATCCCTGTATCGTAAATAAATCGTCCCCGTCTTTTCTAACTTTAAATATGTTCTGAGGTTGGTGACTGTATTCAAACCCATTTGTCATTAAGTCCCACATCTCCATAGGTATCGGGTCGAAGTCTCCAACTGCAACTTTGTTCTCATAGTGATACATATCATCTATGACTTGTCTCTGTACTGGTATATCAAGTGCAAACAATAAGTCGGGTTTCTGTTGTTGATAAATTCCATTGAATCCCCACCATTCATGTCCTTCCTCTAAAAAGGAATCCCAATCAAAGTCTTTTCGACTTGGGCCGTTACCTATTAAGTAGAGCATAGTTCTATCAATTTATTCTTGTATTTCTTTTGGTCGTATGTTATAAACGACTTGTATTTGTTAATCTTTATGTGTAAGTCGGGATACACTACCTTCTCTGTTATAAGTGTTTCCCAATCCTTAGTGAAACCTATTATCTCATCCATGATGCAGATGGTTTCTAAACTTGTTTGTTTACTCATATATGATTTAAGTAAACGAGGGTGTTGACCATTGACCACTTTAAGTTGAGTATCTATCTTATACTTTCTCATTAAGTCTGATACTTCTGTCTCAAACATATATCCAAGTTTCTGATTCCTCTTCTTCCATTCCTTATATCTCTTATCACACTCTTTGTCTAATAAGTCACCTGCCCAATAATCTTTAAAGGATAGGTTTGCAATGTAGAAGTCTTGCAGTTCTTGTTTATATGTTCGGAACAATTTACCAAAGTGGTATTTGTCTTTACGTTTTAAGAAGGAATTGATATCTGACTTTACCTTTCCGTTGTACTTAACGAAATCATAATCCTTGGAATAGAAGTGTAACTTTATCCCAAGGTATAATGTGTAAGCATCGTATCCTTCTCTAGAAGTCATTAAGTAATAATCTTCTTCTCTGCTGGTACATCAATCAAAGGTGCATCTTTTTCACCTGTTGATATTGCATGTGCCTCAACGACCTTATCGTTGGATGGAACTACGAACACTACATTGTGGAATGTTGCAACAGGTGGATTCTCCACTCCCGTTGCAGCTATACCTTTTGCAAACCCCATTGACCCATCTTGTGGGTTGGATAGAATCATCCTAGGGTTGTCAATCGTAATTGCACTATCTTCTTGAGAGACTAGTTTTCCAACATACTCTCCACTAATTGTAACTACTGTTACTACGTCACCTGTTTGCATTATCTTGCTCCGTAAGGGTTTTTGTATTTCTTAGCTGCATAGGTATCCTTTGCATCTCTTACACACCAATATAATGGTATAAAGTTTAATACTGGTACTACAAACATTAACTGCCACCAACCACTACGACCTCTGTCGTGTAATCTTCTTGCTGTTACTGATATGCTTTGAACAAAAGTTGCTACCATAAGTAATGCTACTAATACTCCACATTCGTTCATTTCACCAAATGGTTCCAGTATACTCCAAAATGTAAATCCTATTACATAATTATCTACTAATCCTAGTAGTACTGCAATTATACTTATGTATAATGAGAACCACCAAAATTCGGGTCTGTCTGACCTTCCGTTAAAATCTGTTGCTCTTGTGACCAACACTGTCTTCATGATATCTATAAAATGACTCATTATTTCTCCGTTACTGCAAAGAACCCTTTTAGGGAACTCTGCGAATGATTACCTCTATTTACCATATTGAGTCCAGTTGCTTCTGCTTCTAGTTTCTCTTTTAGAGGTTGAGATAGTAACCTCTTTGCTGACTCGGGTTCAATGTTATTCATTTCACATACTTTTACACATGCATCCATAACTTCCGTCCCTCTCATAATCAATTTTTCAACTTGTTCAGTGAATTCTTTACGTGATATCATCGGTACAATGCCTCTCCGTCTTTGATAAACGAATGTGTAACTTCTGTATAACCTTTTCTATCTGAAATCCAATCCTCTTCATCCTCAAATGTTTCTGAATACTCGATGAGTTCTCTAATAGCATCATCAACATGATAACCATTGAGGTGTGCATAGTTTGGGTCAATTACGTTTTCTATTTCAAAACCAACTTCGACTTCTCCATCCTCGATGAACTCTTCAATCATGGTATCACATATACCCAAGACTTCTAGTGCTTCTGCACTGATTCGTTTTTCTTTTATTAATGAAACATGATGTCCTTCATGCACTCTTATTCTGATATCTTCCATTCTATACTCCGTATATATTTTTATATCTGACTCGTAAGTCGTTTAACTCATCTACATAGTCCCTAGGGTCTGCTGTAAATATTTGAAAAGTGTTATGACCTTCAATAGCTACCATTGCAGTTATCTCTTCAATTTCATGACCAGTCAACTCTTCTACCATGATTGCATATGCAGTCATTTGGATATACCAGTTCTTTGCCATGTACTCTTCTTTAAACTTTGCACTCGTCTTGAAATCTATAATTTGTAATACATCATCATAGATACCAACACAATCAACCCGACCTGCCATCTGCAGAACGTTTGAAAACAATGGTGCTTCTAAACTAATAGGAATGATATCATCCAGTACTGGTTGCATTGCCTTAAACATACCTTCCTGTAAAACGTTATCAAACTCAATAAACTCTTTTTCCTTTCTTAGATAATCTTCCACTATCTGATGGAAGTTAGTTCCACGTTTGGTTGCTTGTGCAGTAATCTTGTTTGCAGTTTCTTCACCAACACGTTTTCTCCATAACTTGATTTGGTCACTTGAGAGTAAACCTGTTACACTGGTAACACTTGGATAATAGAAAGTCTCTTCTCCATCCGTATAGTATCTCTTACCATCTTTGTTAGTTGTTTTTAAGTCTAGATGTTCGAGTTCATGTAACTCTACTAAGTTAGTTTTTAATTTCATAGTTCTATTTTACTTCTTTCTTGACTGAATGTCTAGGTGTTTTTTGACTATTTCTTTAGTCTTTACTTCTTTGACCCCACGTTGTCTATGTCTGTCCATAGGTGAGCCTGGATTTGCAGAAGAAATTTTATTGAGGACATCTTTGAATCCACCATCGAGTTTTACCCTGTCACCATGTCCACCAACAATACCTGGCGTTCCAAGTATAACTTGTTTGAGGTGTGGGTTATCTTCTTTGAATTGGTCGAGTTTGGTATAGGACATGTTATGTTCTTCAACTTCACCTGTCTCATTATTTAAAAAATCATATAAGGGCATCATATACTCATAAATTGTGGGACTGGTCTATCAGTCCATACTGCAAAATCTTTCTTGTAGATTGCATAGTATTTATGGTATGCATCAATAGTTGATTCCATCTTGACATCATCAGGCATACACTGGGGTGGTTCTGAATAGACACCTAGTGTAATGTTGTTTGGTAAGAAGTCTAAGAGACCTCTAAGTTTTGTATCGGTTAGATGGACTTTACCATAACGATAAGTGTATTCGTCACATAGTGCAGTAAACATATCGTATGCATACTGATACTGGATTGCATTCTCTCTGACCCAACGTGTAGAAGGGTGGTTAATGTGTGATGCTTTGTATAAGACACCATCCATATTAGAGTTGTCTAGTCTCCATCTCTGAATCCTACGACCACTAGATGCATCAGTGTATTGTTTACCATCTAACATCCTATGTGCAGTAGATAACATTTGTGCATACTCGATAATCATCTTGACGACATGTTTGTCACAATGCATTTCTGCAGATTGTACTGGGTCTTTGTGTAAGTAAAATAAATTCATAGTTGTTTAATCTCTAATAAGAACTCTTCGACATTCTTCCATGTCAAGTGTCCGATAACATCTTCGGTTATACCACTAGTATAACACATTTCACCAGTCTTGTCTATAGAGTAATCTAATACTGCAAGTTCCCACAACCCACTCTTACCACCATAACTAAAATCGTGTTTGACTACACTTGCACCATAGTTATTAGGAAATTTATAAAGGTGTTGCACTCCATCGTTGATGTAATTTGTTTCTGTTTGATATTGATTCATTTGTAAAATATATGGTCGTTAATAATTACAGTCTCATTCAATGAGTCTGCCCAATAAGGGTGAACTGTATTTGCATGATAGTGAGTAGCACCTTCAGTGATATCTCCGTATCCACCTTGCACTACGTTCCTTGCAATGTTGAGTGAGGACAACCACGTTGGACTATCCACTGGGTCGTCTGACTTACCATCACAAAACCAACTGAACTGACACATGTTTAACACTGGAACACTTAAACCTTTCCAGTTAGTTCTCCACTTTGCATCGTAAATAACATCACATGCAGTAGATGGATAGTTGGGATGTGCCATTCTATTCTGAACTACTTGTGCAACTGCAATCTTACCTGCTAGTGGTTGGTTACCACTCTCAAAGTAAATGTTCTGTGCCATACAATAAATGTCATTGTTTGCATCAGAAGCCTCAACCTTCATTACCATTGCACCACATAGGAAACCTAGTAATGCACCTAGTGTAAAACTTATATATCTCATCTTCATGATTTGTACTCTGTCCATGCTTTAAAGATTGTTTGTGCTTGTTCTTTAGAGAACCCAAATGTATCTTGTAACCACCTAGGAGCTCCGAACATATTCATCTTACCACTTTCCTGTAGTGCATCTAATTCGGGGAACCACTCTGCAGATTCAAAAGGTGGTTGGTTCTGATTTAATGTAACCATCCTAACACCCACTCGTGGTATGTGCATATGCATCGGGACAATCTTTGACCCCACACATACATGTACCATCATCAAACATGTCACCTTGAAAAGGATTCATGTCTTGTGCATTAGTTGTTCCATAGGTTGCAAGGTTTATAACATCATCTGCTGATAACTTACCACCTGTACATTCTGCAATTAGTTTTGCACTTTCATAATTAAGCTGCATATCTTTCTCCGTTGTGGTTTTCACCATTTCTATTAAAGTTGTCAACAATCATGTCAACAACATCTGTTGCATTGTAGGATGTCCCACCAATATTCCACTGACACTCTTCTGTAGGAATGTATCCGTACTTCCATGCATAGATGGTGACAGTCTCATACTCCCAATCATCATAGTCAATCTCATCGATGTTTTGTGCATCGTACCACTTTGCATCTATGTACCACTCACATGACACTTTGTCATATGGGTCAGCACTAGTAAACGTTGGGGGGCCCAACACTTGACACAACCTGTCATAGGTTGTCGTCTTATATCCCTTAAGGGAAGTTCCACCCGAAGTCATATCGGGAGAACACACTTCGTAATCTTTTATTATCATATTATGCTACCTCTAAATTATTAAAATATTCTTTGAGTCCTTTCTGACCAACACATCTCTGTCCATCAGTCATTTCATAAACAGAGTGATACGAACTCACTTCACCATCTGCTTTGTAAAACCATGTTTGGTCTTGCCATGAAATCTCACTTCTTAAGTATCCGTCTTCAGTATTGTCGGTGAACTTAGACATTGACCATGCAATTTCTGACATAGGTTTACCTTCCTTAATTAACTTATAAGGTGTTTCCCACTCGTCCCAAGGATTCTCTTCATGTGGAACTAACTCCCAATCAATGATGTAACACTCTGAAGCAGGGTTAGAGTAAACAAAGATAGGTGACACTTCGTCAACTAGACCTTGTAGATACTCTGTATTGATAAAATCAATATCCTCAATCACATAGATTGAACCACCTTTGAATTTCCAGTATGGTTCTGAAACACCATGGTCATAACCTTCGTCATGAGCAGCATAGTTCTCTTTGTATTGTGTGTGAATTACTAATTTTAACATATTGTTTCCTTTTTTCATTATATACATAGTATATCAAAAAGTGGGGGTCATTGTCAACCCCTACCCTCTTAAATAATCTGGCCCATAAATCCTTGCTGAATTTGGGTCGATTGAATAACCATCAAATAAGTTTCCTCGTGGTTGATTGATAGCAGGAGTTTTCCACCCTGCTGACTTTAAGACATCACCACTTTCAAACTTAACATTACCTTTGGTAAACTCTAAGATGTTAATGAATCCCCAACAAGATGCTGGTTGACCATTCTCTACTGAATAAACACGAATGTATTTCTTTCCAATTGAAAAGTCGTGGGTTGTTTCACCACGAGTGTGTTCCCATCTTTCATGCATTGCAGTAGTCAAGTCTTCACATAGTTTCTCGACTGCAGTACATAGGTTGTCTGCTTTTTCTAATGCAACTTGTTCTGCATTCACATCATTTACTAGTTTTGATAATTTCATTATGATGCACCCCCAACTAATAGTGCAAGTACAAACAATGACATTCCTTGTAGGAAGTCAGCATCTAGTAATCCAAGTTTCTTTATTTTATTCATAATGTGTCCTCTTTGTTTTTTCATTATATACATAGTATACCAAAAAGTGAGGGACACTGTCAAGTTTTATCCAACAAGATTCATTACAAGAAATGTTACTAACATCCCCAGTAAACCGAATATAATCATCTGATTGTTATTCATAGTTTCTCCTTTAGTTCTAAATATTGTCTGACAGCAGTCTTTTCTATTTCAGATAGACAATCTATCCCTGTAAACTTTGTCCATACCATTCCGTAGGTCACAAACTTATTCCCTGCTGTTACAGCTGCATTCCATAGTGTTAGAGACTCTTCATCGTCTCCACCAAATA